TAAGATCACAGCACTAGCAGGTGAGAGTAGCACAGGTAAAACATTCTTTGCCTTGAGTGTTGTCCGTCACTTCCTAGATACAGATCCTGATGCAGGTGTCATATACTTTGAGTCTGAGTCTGCTATCAGTAAGCAAATGATTGAGTCTCGTGGTATAGATTCTAAACGTATGATCATTGTCCCTGTGACAACCGTACAAGAGTTTCGCACACAGGCAGTTAAGATTGTAGATAAATATTTGAAGCAGAAAGAGTCTGATCGCAAACCTCTGATGTTTGTATTGGATTCACTTGGCATGTTATCTACCTCTAAAGAGATAGAAGATACTGAAGCGGGTAAAGAAACTCGTGACATGACTAGAGCACAAGTATTAAAAGGTGCGTTTAGGGTATTGACTTTGAAACTAGGTCTTGCTAATGTACCTATGATCGTGACAAATCATACTTATGATGTTGTTGGATCTTACATCCCCACAAAAGAGATGGGTGGTGGTAGTGGACTTAAATATGCTGCATCGACTATAGTATATCTTTCTAAAAAGAAAGAGAAAGACGGCACTGATGTCGTTGGAAATATTATTAAAGTCAAGGCAGCAAAGTCTAGACTTACAAAAGAAAACGCACAAATAGAAACGAGGTTATTCTATGACGAACGAGGTCTTGACAGATATTACGGACTATTGGAGTTGGGTGAAAAGTATGGAGTCTTCGAGCGGGTTGGTAACCGTTATCGCATTGGCGAGTCTAATGTATATCCTAAATCAATCCTTGCTGATCCAGAAAAATACTTCACCAAAGAAGTAATGCAGGCACTGGACGAGAGTGCTCAAAAGGAATTCAAGTATGGCGAGTGATCTAAAAGATTTTATTCGAGTATATGATGATGTGCTCGACTCCAACATATGTAAGAATGCAATCAAATCCTTTGAGGAGAATGCAGAAGCACATGATCGTTGGGAGAATCAATTCAAACCACAGTTTACACAGTTGAATGTTACTCTCCTCGCTGAGAAGGAGAATAATAAAGCATGGGGTGTGATACAAAACGAATTGATTGCTAAAATACAATCAGTATCTGAATACTACATGAAAGATACTGCATGCTCACCATTCTGGCCACCCAAGAATAGTATTGAGCAGATCCGTATGAAAAAATATACGGCAGAGACTGAGGATAGATTTGATATCCACATTGATGTAGGTGACTATGCATCCGCACGTCGCTTTCTTGTTATGTTTTTCTACCTAAATGACGTAGAGGAAGGAGGAGAAACATCCTTTCCTAATCTAGACATGAAGGTCAAACCTAAAGAAGGTAGTGTGCTTTGCTTCCCTCCACTATGGATGTATCCTCATCTAGGTGAGCAACCTATCAGTAATGACAAATACATTATAGGCACATATTTACACTATCAATAATGCCAGGCATAGAAGAAATTGTAATCAGTAATCTGATTACCAACCCAGACTATATGAGAAAGGTATTACCTTTCGTTAAGGAAGAATACTTTGATGATCTATCACAGAAGGTGGTATTCAAAGAAGTATCTACCTTCATAGAGACGTATGACAATCTTCCAGAGCCTAATGCTATTGCTTTAGAAGTTGAGAAACGTAAAGATTTAACAGAAGATGCTGTCAATAAGGTTTTAGAGATACTAAGTGGACTAGATAAGACGGAGTATAATGAAGATTGGTTGCTTGACACTACAGAGAAGTGGTGTAAAGAGCGTGCCATATATAATGCTCTGATGGAGTCTGTCCAAATTGCTGATGGTCAGGACAAGGCTCGTAATCAGGATGCCATACCGACAATTATGTCAGAGGCATTGTCTGTTTGTTTTGATGACCATGTTGGACACGATTACATAGAGGACTCAGAGTCACGTTATGACTTCTATCATAGAAAAGAAGAGAAAATCCCATTCGACCTTGAATTTTTTAACAAAATTACAAAAGGTGGGTTGCCTAATAAGACTCTCAATATCGCACTCGCTGGTACTGGTGTCGGGAAAAGTTTATTCATGTGCCATATGGCTAGTGCCGTCCTCTTGCAAGGCAGAAACGTACTCTACATTACACTTGAAATGGCAGAGGAAAAAATTGCTGAGCGAATTGATGCCAACCTCCTCGACGTCCCAATCCAACAGTTAAGTGATCCACTATTCAGCAAAGGAAAGTATCAATCTAAGATAGAAAAGTTACAAGACAAGACACAGGGTCGTCTTGTAATCAAAGAATACCCTACTGCATCTGCACATGTTAACCACTTCAAGTCTCTACTCAATGAGTTGTCACTAAAGAGAGGTTTTCATCCTGAGATTATCTTTGTAGATTATCTAAACATATGTGCATCTTCCAGATACAAAAACAACATAGTTAATTCTTACACCTATGTCAAAGCAATCGCAGAAGAGTTACGAGGACTGGCAGGAGAATTCAATGTCCCCATCGTGTCCGCTACGCAGACCACTCGCTCTGGTTATGGGAGCAGTGACGTCGAGCTTACCGATACTAGTGAGTCTTTCGGTTTACCTGCTACTGCTGATCTTATGTTTGCACTTATTGCAACCGAAGATCTAGAAGCAATGAATCAGATTATGGTCAAACAATTAAAGAATAGATATAATGACCCTACAGTCAACAAACGTTTTGTGTTAGGTATTGACAGAGCGAAGATGAGGCTGTATGATTGTGAGCAAAGTGCTCAAGATAATATTCTTGATAGCAATCAAGAAGAATTTACAACTGATACCAAATCTAAATTCCAAGGTTTTAAAATATGAAGGTTAATCCTGGCGGTTTCGCTCCTACCCCTGAGATGGATGGTGGAGACGACATACAACAGAAAGCAGAAAAGTTTTCTAACGCAGCGACTGATGCTGCTGACAATTTTGAGCAGGCAGCAAAAGATGCTGCAGCACAAGCACCTAAAGATGCTAAAGACGTTGCCTCTGACCCACGTTTCAACAGTGCATATAAGACCAAAGAAAAGGTCAAACAGAAAATGTCTAGTGCTGAGAAAAAAGCAAAGCAAACAGAGGAAGATGGTAAGATCAAGATCGACTTTGACAGGTATGCTGAGTTTGTAGATCAAACATGCTCTAACCCTAGTAAACACTATGATGTATTCAGACAACACATGGATGCACTAGAAAAGAAAGGATGTAAAATCAATCGTCTAGACACTGCTGCATCTGGTATGTCAGCAGAGGGTGGAGAGTTTATGGAGATTGTAAAGAAGATTAAATATCAAGGCAAACCATGGAATGAAGACACCAAGGATCATCTCATTAAGGAGTTGGGTGACGTATTGTGGTATGCACAGAATGCATGTGCTGCACTAGACATTCGTATGGATGAAGTTATATACATCAACACACTTAAGTTAGCAGCACGCTATCCTAAGATGAAGTTTGACGAATACTACTCTGAGAATAGAAAGCCAGGTGATATTTAAGATATGGAAGTATAGTCTAGGAAGTTTCAGTGATGAGAAAACGAAAGACTATGATAATTATGTGGTCATTGTACGATCTCTTATCTTTATTAGCTATCTCATCACTAATTGTTTTATTGTTAGCGGAGTAATCCGCCATTGGAATAATAGATCTGAGTGCGATAAATATAGTTATGGCACGCAAGAAAGACAACGAGCCTCTCTTAGATGGGGAGGGCAACGCAGCATCACCTCTACTAGCAAACGCAGGATTCCAGTATGAATTCGACGTTATCAGATCGTTGCGTGACAAAGGTTTTGATGTGTCTGACCCCGCAGGTGCAGACAATACAAAGGCAGACTTAGAATTAAAGAAGGCAAGTAGTATAGTAAAGTTTGAATTAAAAGAAAAGTTATCTGCTGACTTTGCTCAGATGAATTTTGACTTTGATACATCAGCAATGAAGTTTACTATTGATAAGACTAAGGCAAGTGCTCAGAAAGAAGCAGCACTTACCATGATAGGCATCGCTGAAAACTTTAATATTATAAGAGAAGCAAACGATCATTGGAAACCTGCAAAGAATACACCTGCCAAGTTTACATTAAAGAATGATGCGACTCTACAACAACGTAAGAAAGGTCTTGAGTTAGATCTTAAAAGATTTCCAGACAAGTATTTGGCAGAGGGTCGTGCTGCAGCAAGAGAAGTAGAAACATATTATAATTCTAAGAGCACCTTTTACATACAGATAAAAGGAAAGGGACTATATTATATGGGTAGAGACCCAGAAGGATATGGATGCCCACGGTTTTCTGACTCAGTAACTAGTAGTAATATCAGGATTCGTCTTAAGACTAACTCAAAGTCAAATGCACGATGGTCGTTTCTGATGGCACTTAAGATAAACAACATACGTCCTAGTAGCATGGATTTGGACGGTGACACAGGGTTTCTATCCACATGATAAAGTGGCACACTACTTTCCCATTACATAACAAAGTATAGTATTATAGAAGTATGGCAAAGAATACTCACCTAGAGCATTTAGAAGATGATATTTTTAACGCTGGCTCAGCTGGTGCTAAGAATAGCATTGCCTTTTTAGAGTCTCTCCGTGACATGCTATCCTCTGGTAAAGGTGGTGGCAACACGAAGGTCACTGTGAAATGGGACGGTGCTCCTGCTATTGTGTGTGGTAAAGATCCACAGACAGGAGAGTTTTTTGTCGGCACTAAGTCAGTCTTTAATAAGACTACACCTAAGATAGGATACAATGAAGACTTCATCGACTTTCACTACGAAGGTGCTATCAATGGTATCCTCAAGCAATGCTATAAGCAACTTAAGAAGTTACCCATTGACGGCATACTACAAGGTGACCTCCTCTATACTTCTACCCCTCCTCTTGTTACCGTTAGTGGCAAGCGAGGTTATAGATTTAAACCAAATACAATCACTTACATTGTAGATCAAGATAGTGAGATGAGTGGTAAGGTTGCAAAATCTACCATGGGCATTGTCTTTCATACCCGCTACGTTGGTGGTAGCATGGACTCTCTATCTGCAACATTCGGTGCAGATGTTAAAGGTCTACAGGGTGTCAAAGACGTTGCAGTATTCTCATCTGAATTTACTAATGTAAATGGTCTCGCTAATCTAAGTATCAGCGAGAAGAATAACATCAACAATACTATTAGACAAGCAAAGACTAATCTCAGGTCAGGCGGTAAGTTTCTAGACGTTATATCTAAAGACAAATCTGCTATGTCTCCTGCCTCTATGTTTAAGATCTATTTCAACCAAGTTATACGTCAAGGAAAGATTCCTAACACGTCACAGAAGATGACACAGGAGTTTATTAAATTCCTAGATGACAGATATAAGAAGGAAATCATCAAGAAAAAGACTCCTAAAACACAAGAGCAATGGGAAAAGCGTAGATCTGACTCTGTTTCTTTTCTAAATAGTAACAAGACTATTATGTTTTCTGCACTCAGTGGGTTTAGAAACCTCATGGATGCAAAGAATATGATTATAAATAAACTCAAAAAGATTGAAGGTGTTGGCACCTTCCTTGAAGACGAGTCAGGTTATCGTGTAACAAGTCCAGAAGGATTTGTTGCTATCAAAGATGGCACTGCTCTTAAACTTGTTGACAGACTAGAATTTAGTCGTGCCAATTTCACCGTAGCAAAAGACTGGGGCTAATGCGTTTTCTAGATTTCATTAAAGAAGCAAAAGAGAAGACTACTACAAAGAAACCCTCACCATCCGCGAAGGGTCAATCTTCTAGTACAAATAAGAAAAATGATGCTGACCCCCACGTTGCAATTACTTTTGGCAGGTTTAATCCTCCTCATGCTGGCCATGGTAAGTTACTCGATGCTGTTAGATCTCACGGAGGCGACTCGGGAAACTACCGAATCTACCCTAGCAGATCCCAAGACCACAAAAAGAATCCCCTCAACGCAGACCAAAAAGTAGGTCACATGCGTAAGATGTTTCCTCAGCATAAAGATAAGATCCAAAACAACGAGGCACACCGAAACATATTTGACATCTTAAAGGACTTGAATGACGAAGGTCACAAGCATGTCACTATGGTTGTAGGTGATGACCGTGTAAAAGAATTTGACTCACTAACTAAAAAATACAATGGAGTCCACTACGACT